AACGTATACCGGATTTCCAAGCATTTCCGGAAAACAAATTCGTGATACACAGATATAAAGCAAAATCCGGACATGAGAGCCGTAATGGAGTTTTAAGAGTTGTGTCATGGATGTATCTGTTCAAGAACTATGACCTGAAAGACTGGGTGTCGTTCTGTGAGGTCTTCGGTATGCCATTGCGACTTGGAAAATATACAGCTGCAGCATCCGAAGCAGACCAGAGAGCATTGATGGAAGCAATTTACAGTCTTGGAACAGATGCAGCCGGTATTATCCCGGATTCTACCATGATTGAATTTATTGAGTCCAATAAAACGACCAGTGTGGAAATATATGAGAAGCTTGCCCGGTACTGTGATGAGCAGACCAGCAAAGCTATCTTGGGACAAACGCTTTCTTCTGATTCAGGCGGTGGCTCTTATGCACAAGGCAAGGTACATAATGAAGTCCGGCATGATCTGACAGCAGCAGATGCCAAAGCGCTTGCAACGACGATCCGGCGGGATATTATCAAGCCGCTGGTGGAATATAATTTCGGCTACGACGTGGACGCACCGCTGTTTACATTTGCAAGTGAAGAAACAGAGGATTTAAAAGATACTGTTACTATCTATCAGACACTGAATGCAATGGGGCTTCCAATATCGACAGAGCATATTTATAACAAATTCAACATTCCAAAACCGGAGAAAGGCGAGGAGCTGTTAAAAGCTCCAGTTTCCGGACAGATGACATTGCCGTATCCGGACATGGAACAGGAAAGCCTTAAAGATATGCCGGAACAAGAACAGATCGACATTCTGACAGATGAGACACGGAAGCAGACAGAGCAGATATTTCAGAAAATGATGGAACCAGTTCTCAAGATGGTTGACAAATATGAGAGCTTAGATGCGTTACAGATGGCTTTGAAAAATGAGGATACATTGAAAGAAGTTTACAGGGAAATGGATTCCCCGGATCTGGAGGACATCATGCATCAGGCAATTTATCTGTCAACACTGGTCGGAAGGAGTCAGCAATGAAAAATGCGGAGTATGGTCTGACCGAAAATTTGATATTTAAGGAAGCAGTAGCATTTCTGAAAAAGAAAAAAACGCTTACTGCGGATGAGTACAAATTGCTGGATGAGGAAAGCAGAGCGAAAGCGTTCACGGTATCCGGGTACACGAGCATGGAAGTACTTCAGACATTTCTCAATGAACTTTCTGATGCATGTGAGCAGGGAAAAACAAAGAAAGACTTCATGGATAACATGAACGACTTCCTGCAGCGCAATGGTTACACTGGCTTAAATCCTTTTAAAGCAGATGTGATATTCCGGACTAATATGCAGACTGCATATAATGCAGGACATTATAAGAGCATGACTGATCCGATAACAATGAAACTCAGACCATACTGGAAGTATACGACGGCAGGAGACGGACAGGTCCGGGAAACACATGCGATGATGGAAGGACGCATATACCGCGCAGATGATCCAATATGGGACATCTGGTATCCACCAAACGGATTCCGCTGCAGGTGCTCTGTAGTGAGCCTGACAAAGGCACAGGTGGAGAGATCTGGTGTGGAAGTGAGTAAAAGTGCACCGTATGACATTGACTTTTCAACCGGAGAGATAAAATACAGATTCCCAGACAAAGGTTTTTCAAATAACCCGGCAAAGAATGCATGGAAACCTGATCTTACTGGTTTTGATTCTGTTTTAAAGAAAGAATTTAAGCAGCGCAAGAGTAAAGACATAGAGAAATAGTTCCCGAAAACGTATTTTTGGATTTAAGACAAAAACCTGCTTATGTGATAGAAAAGTCGAAGAAAAAGATTAATGTGCGTTATAACGCGTTATAACGCTATCAGAAAGGCAAATAAAAAAGGAGATGATAACTTGAAAGGAAGATATCTGGCATGTGCATCCGAACCGGTTACGGTGGATGGTGTGCCAAACGAGATAAAAATCCTGCCGCTTGGAATGGTTCATTCGCAGAGAGGTGACTTTCAGGTGGATGATGAGAGTGTTGAGATGATACGCAGCCATTTCAAAGAACGGAAGCTGGATCTTGTGATCGATTATGAACACCAGACACTGCAGGACATACAGGCTCCGGCAGGCGGCTGGATCAAGGACATCTACAAAGGAGAGGATGCGCTGATCGCAAAGGTAGAGTGGACACAGAAAGCGGCGGAGTATCTGAAAAATAAGGAATACCGGTATCTGTCCCCGGTTGTACTGGTACGCAAAAAGGACAGAAAGGCAATGAAACTGCACAGCGTAGCGCTTACGAACACACCAGCTATCGACGGAATGTTTCCTATCGTAAATTCCGAAGATATAGATGATTTTAAGGAGGAAGAAGACTTTATGGAACTGAAAGAACTTATCACATTGCTTGGTCTCCCGGAGACAGCAACCATTGAGGATGTCAGAAAAGCACTGACCGAGGCATTAAAGAAACCATCCACAGACGGAAATGAGGTAGTAGCTAATTCAACGGTGCTCTCACTTTTAAGCCTTAATGAGGACGCCAGAACAGAGGATGTTGTTGCAAGCATCATGGCATTGAAAGCAGGAAACACAGATGTTGCTGCTGAACTGCTGGAATTAAAGAACCAGCTGGCAGAGAAAGAGGCAGATGAACTTGTGAACATGGCATTGAAAGATGGAAAGATTTCCGCAGCACAGACAGAATGGGCGAAACAGTATGCTTTAAGCGACAAGAAGGGCTTTAAGTCTTTCATGGAAAAAGCGCCGGTAGTCGTCAATATGGAAAAAATGGATCTTAAAGATGCCCCTGATAAGAAAGATTCGGAGGATTTTGACATGGAAATCCTCAAGAACATGGGAATCAGTGAGGAAGACTATAAAAAGTATTACAAGCAGGAGGAAAAGTAAATTATGAGAGCAGGAAATGAGAGACTTTCCGGAAATAACATTGTTATTCCGGTAGCAGCAGATGAGAGTATCACAGAAGGACATCTGGTTGCAATCAGCGCAGCCGGATATGCAAGCGAGGCATCGAAGGCTGAGAACCTTATGATTGCAGGATGTGCAATGAAGCCTGTAGATAATACAGGCGGAGAGGATGGAGCCGTAGAGGTGCAGGTGAGACGAGGTGCTTTCGTCTGGAATAATGATGGAAGCATTAAAGCAACAGATGTTATGAAACCATGTTATGTGTCTGATGCACAGACCGTAACGATCACAGCAACAGGATCAAGCAAGGCAGGTGTCATCCTTGGAATCGAGGGCGACGGTGTCATTGTAGAGACATTATAGGAGGGTAACCAAGATGATTGTAAACCAGCAGAACTTACACGGGTTGAATGTAGCTTATTCAACCGCATATAACAAAGCATTTCAGGGTAGAAAGACTCAGTATGAGAGGATTGCAACTGTTGTACCAAGTACAACGGCAAGTACAGATTATAAATGGCTCGGACAGATGCCGCAGATGCGAGAGTGGATCGGAGAAAGAGAGATTCAGTCACTTTCAGCTTACAACTATTCTATTAGAAATAAGAAGTTTGAAATGACTGTTGCTGTACCAAGAGATGATATTGAAGATGATACTTATGGCGTATATGCGCCAATGTTTGCAAACATTGGTGAAGCAGCCGCAGGGCATCCGGATGTTCTGGTCTTTGATGCATTAAAAGCCGGATTTAAAGAAAACTGTTATGATGGGAAACCATTTTTTGCACAGGATCATGCTTCCGGAAAGGATGGAAAGCAGACTGTGAGCAACATGACAACAGAAAAACTCTCCACAGATGCATATGTTGAGGCACGTGCATCCATGATGGGACTTTTGGGCGATCAGGGAAAGAGCCTTAACATTGTTCCAAATTTATTGGTTGTTTCGCCAGCGAATGAAAAGATGGGAAGACTCATCCTGGAAGCCGACCAGATTGAGGGAACCACAAATGTTCTGAAAGGAACAGCAGAGCTTCTGGTTGTGACTGAACTTGCAGACCAGCCGGATTACTGGTTCCTGCTTGCAACACAGAAAGCACTTAAACCTATCATTTATCAGAAAAGAAAACCTATTAAGCTTACCAGCAAGACGAATGACAATGATGATAATGTATTCATGAAAGATCAATTCCTCTGGGGCGCAGATGGACGTTCCAATGCAGGTTATGGTTTCTGGCAGATGGCATATGGTTCCACTGGAACAACAAGCTCGAAAGGCTAGGTGATCTGAATGGCATATTGTACCGCACAGGAAGTACTCGATATGCTCAAAGAGGACATGATGAATTTCATTATCGGAAATGAGTATATTGAGGATAAAGATGAGAAAATCGAAAAGATCATGCCAATCGCTGAACAGGCGGTTGCAGATGCAGACGCAGAGATTGACGGGTATCTTGCCAAGCGGTACAAAGTGCCGTTTGCAAAGACGCCGCAGGTGATCAATAAGTTTGCAAAAGATATTGCACTTTACAACATGGTCTCAAGAAAAGGAGTGGATGAAAACGACAGGGAAAAAACATACCTTACCCGTTATAATGCAGCCATTGCTTTTCTGACCAAAGTTGCAGAGGGCAGGATCAGTATTGGCGTCAGCGAAAACAATACAGAGGATGCAGCCAGGATAGGCTTTTCAATGTCAAACTCACCAAGACTGTTTTCGAGGGGAAACATGAAAGGTTGGTGAAGACATGTCATCAGTAAGTGTGAAACTGGAAGATCAGACGGATGAACTATTAAAAAGGCTGAAAGACAAATCAGACATTGATAAAGCGGGGATGATGAATGCTATTGCCGAAGGATTGAGGACATCTACATTAGAAAGATTCCGGACGGAAGAAAGCCCGGACGGAAAAAAATGGAAGCGTTCCATACGTGCCGAGAAAAGTGGAGGAAAGACACTGACAAAAACGAAACAACTCGGAACATCCATACATGCACAGTCGGACAGCACAGGGCTTGCAGTTGGTACGAATGTTATTTATGCAGCTACGCATCAGTTTGGTGATGAGCGTACGATCAGGGCAAAGAGGGGCAAGAACCTGAAGTTCCAGATTGGAGACAGATGGATCAGCAAGCCACAGGTAAGTGTGAAGATACCGGCGAGAGAATTTCTGGGTATCAGTGAGCAGGATGATATGGATATACAGGAAATGCTGAAAGAACTGTTTGAGGAATAAACGATGAAGGAAGAAAGAGATTATCTGGTTGGAGTATTAAAAAAAGCGGGCATCCGGTCAACAGTACACGATAGCCTGAAAAGCTTAAAAAACTGCAATGAAACACATGTCGGGGCAGTCCTCAGAGTGAAGGAAACATTTGCTCGTTCAGGATCAAAAAAAATATATGGGGAAGAGGGGCAGCGGAAACAGCGGAAGAAACTGCATGTGAGGATCACGACACTGCATGTGGTGATTGCAGATTCCAATGAGGAAAAAGTGGATGCGATACTGACTAACTTCA